ATTGATATACTACAGGAAGAAATATGGTGAACCTCTTTGTTTCTTCTGCGGCGGCCGGATGAAATTGATGATTTCCAGGGCCGGGGATTTAATTAAAAACGAACGGGACGGCGAGGGCTACCAGTGCCCCGATTGCGAAGCCATTCTGTGGCGAGGATACCCGGCCGAGGTGGTGGAGAGGAATATAGATGAAGAACTTAAAGGGAGGGAAAGAGGGATGATTAAGAAGAAAGGAGGTGGCCGGAGGGCGGGGAGAAAAAGGCAAGAGAAAAAAGTATTTAGAGGAAGATATGGAGATTATGAAATGTAATGTTTGACAGTTTAAAAAAAATATAGTAAAATTAAAATAGCTCTATTACGCTATTTTTGAAAATACCGTCTCTGTTCGGTGGCAGGGGCGGTTTTTTTGTTGTGAAAAGGCACGGAGGATTGAATATAGTGGGATATGGAATAGATGATTTTATTACTCATGTTATCTATGTGTTTCGGTGGGTGGTGTTGGCCATCCCCGGGGCTATTTTGTTGCAGAAAACAAGGAAATTGTTGGCGCGAACAACAGGGAAAGATAATATTACAATCGCCATGCTGATTAGTCAGGGTGTGTTAGGCTCTTTGGTTTACTTTATTGATAGATTGATATTTAAATAAAATTTTTGGATAACGTTGTAAAGAAGGTGGTGGTGTGGCACGGGCAAACTTAAATTGGGTAAAGGTTAGGGAAGAGTTTGAGACTACTCCGGCAACGCTGCAACAGCTTGCCGAGAAATACGAGATTTCGTCGGGGACTGTGCGGAGCCGGAAGAGCCGGGAAGGTTGGGAGAAGAAAAAGGGCGCAACTAAGAAGGAACCAAAGAAAAAAGCAACGCAACAGAAGGAGCAGAAAAAGAACGTTGCAACATCCCGAAAAAAAGAAAATCTACCTCATGACGAGAGGATTTGTGGGGCCAAATCCAAACAAACCGGCCAGCCATGTAAACAACGAGCTGGATGGGGAACAGACCACGTTGGAACCGGGCGTTGTAAACTTCACGGTGGACGTTCTCCCGGTGCTCCTAAAGGAAACAAATATACCCGAACCCACGGCGCATATGAAACGATTATTCGCGACCGCCTGACCGAAGACGAGCAGGCGGTTTTTGATGCTATATCGGCAGATCCAAAAATGGACCAGGAAATTAAAATTCTTCGGTTTAAGTTACTTCGCTTACTCGATCCAGTAGAGAAACAAGTGGCGATGGGAACGGAACTTGGCCCGGAGGTTGTAACCCTGCAAGTAGATGAAGTAACTAAAGCTTATGCAATAGAAAAATTAGTGGATGGAATCCGGAAAATAGTCAAAGATGCCAAAGATACCATGCCGAAAGAGGCCGGAGTTCAGATTGTAGATGATGTTAAATGAGCGCTGTAATTGAAAGAAACGACAACACGGTCAAAATATCTGAGACAATAGCATCTAGTTTTTACCTCGTCCACTCCGCCATAAAGAAACACAAATACACTCACTACTGGCTCAAAGGCGGTCGAGGGTCCACTAAGTCATCTTTCGCGGCTATACAGATTATTCTGGGTATGATGCGCGACCCGCAGGCCAACGCCGTGGGGCTTCGCAAAATCAAAGATACGCTCAGAGAATCTGTCTACGAACAACTTCTCTGGGCAATTGACATGTTAAAAGTAGATCAATACTGGTACGCTAAAACGAGTCCTTTAGAAATAATATATATTCCAACCGGCCAGAAGATTATTTTTCGTGGCGCTGACAAGGTTAAAAAACTTAAATCCGCCAAACTAAAGAAAGGCTATTTTAAATTTATTTGGTATGAAGAGCTTGATGAATTCAACGGCATGGAGGAAATCCGGAATATCAATCAAACCTTCATGCGCGGCGGGAAATATTTTATTATTTTTTATAGTTATAACCCGCCAAAGTCAATAGCAAGCTGGGTAAACGAGGAAGCGCGACGCGACCGGCCGGACCGGCTGGTCCATCACAGCAATTATTTGGACGTTCCCCGGGAGTGGCTTGGGGAACAGTTTATTTTAGAAGCCGAGCATTTAAAAACTGTCAATGAAAAAGCCTACGACCACGAATACGGCGGCGAAGAGACCGGGACCGGCGGAGAAGTATTTGAGAACGTGAAACTCCGCTATATTTCTGATGAGGAAATTAAGACCTTTGACCGGATTCGGCGCGGGATTGACTGGGGTTATGCGATTGATCCATTTCATTATACAGTTATCCATTACGACAAAACACGCCGGAAACTTTATGTTTTCTATGAGATTCAGCAGACGAAATTGAGTAATCGGAAGGCTGCCGAGCTAGTTAAACAAGAAAATAAAAACAACGGAATCATCACTTGTGATAGCGCGGAACCGAAGTCTATTGCAGAAGTGAGAGGGTATGGGCTAAGAGTCAAAGGAGCGAAGAAAGGTCCGGACAGCGTGGAGTACGGGATTAAGTTTTTGCAAGATCTTGAGGAAATCATTATCGACCCGCGCCGGTGTCCTAACACGGCCAGGGAGTTTCTCAATTACGAGTTGGAGAAGGATGTCAAAGGAAATTTCAAGGCTGAGTTTCCAGATAAGGATAACCATAGCATTGACGCGATCAGGTACGCGATGGAAGATGACATGAGACAAACCGCCGGCGTCGGAACCAAGCGCGGAATGTAAAAAGTAAAGGATAAACGTAAAAGCGTAAAGGAGAACGATGACCATGAGCATTAACCAAGCAAGTTTTGGCATCAAAGACCAAAACAACATTAAAAATAGATACTCAATCAGCCATGGAATGAAAGAGGATCTCATTGTCGTTGGCGGTAGATGGCCGGTAACCGATAAAGAAGAAGCATCCAGGATGGAACGGTATAGAATCAACAATCTCCTTTTTCGCAACAGATATGAGGACGTCTGGCAACAGTGGCACGACCGCGTAACCCGGAATTGGGACAAAGAAGATTTGCGGATCGCGTTCGTGGTATCAAACTTCTGCAAGGTTTTGACTTTGCTTTGTGCGGATCTCCTTTATGGCGAGCAGGGAGAAAGTTTCGGGGCGAGCTGCACAAGCGATAATACAAATGAGGAATTGCAACGACTCATCAGCGATAATCATTTCAATATCACCGCTTACGAGGTTTCTGGGATTGACACCTCAAAGAATGGCGACGGTGTTTACAAACTTGTGGTGGAAGACGGCCGGGTAAGAATTTACGGCCAGCCAGTTCATACTTGGTTTCCGCTGGTTGAGAGAGACAATATTAAGAAGATTAAAACACATATTCTGGCCTGGAAGGAAACATATAAAGATAACGATTATGTGAGGAAAGAAGTCCACGAAAAAGGCCGGATTTATAACTTTGCTTACCTGTTGAGCGGGAGCGATATCCAGAGACAAGTTAAACTTAGCGAGCTGGGATTGTCGCGCTTGGTTGACGGCAAAGAAGAAGCATACCCTGAGGAAGAAGATACCAGGCTCCCGGATGACTTTCTAATCGTTCATAACCCGAACTGGGGATTGACGGACCAAATTTACGGTGTGGATGACTATGAAGATGTTGACGGGTTGGTGTACGAGCTGGCGGTGATGCTCAGTCGAAACAGTATGGTGCTGGCAAAGCACACCGATCCGAACATGTACGGTGATCCCAACTATTTGGAACAAAAACAACTGTCGGAGGGCAGGATTGAATACAGACTGCCGTCCGGGGGAACTTTTTTCCCGGTTGACGGTGACAGCAATCCACCCGGTTACCTTACTTGGGAAGGTCGTTTGGAAGCGGCGGAAAAACACATCGACCGGCTGTTGGAATTACTTTTTTACGTGTCCGAGACTTCGCCGGCCGCGTTCGGGCTCGATAAAGTAGCGGTGGCCGAATCGGGAGCGGCGCTCAAAAAGCGATTAATCAGGACGTTGGCAAAGGTCAATCGGAAAAAAATTTATGCAGACCCGGCGATCAAAGATGTTTTGGAAATTGCGCAAAAGCTAGATAATGAATGGTCGGGTGCAAACTATACACCGGAACGGCCGGACATTAAGTGGGAAGACGGACTGCCTGACGATCCGCGGGAAGATGCGGAGACTGTGGGGATGAGAATTAAC